GTTTGGCTTCTAGCGTAAAAGTTGCTTCCGATCTACAAGAGTCCGTAAACGCAGTAAACGTAGCGTTCGGTAATTCTGCTGCTGGCATTCTAGAGTTCGGTAAAACTGCTGCTACCAGCCTTGGTGTGTCACAAGTAGCCTTCAATAATGCTGCTGTTCGATTCTCGGCTTTTGCGGAGAGAATAGTCGGTGAAGGCGGAGATGTTGCTGGTTTCATCGGGGACATTTCTACAAGAGCTGCTGACTTCGCTTCTGTTTTCAACATCGAGGTAGCGGAAGCTCTGGGCGTATTCCAGTCTGGTTTGTCTGGTGAGGCAGAACCACTAAAGCGTTTTGGTGTAAACCTTCTACAAACTGAGGTAAACGCCTACGCTGCTCGCAACGGGATTGGGGCGCTCGGTCGTGAGCTAACTGAAACAGAAAAGGTACAAGCTCGCTACGGCTTACTTATGGAAGCCACCAACAAAACTGCTGGGGACTTCGCTAATACTTCCGACGGGTTAGCTAACGGAATGCGTATCCTGCGCGCGCAAGTTACCGATACCCAAGGTGAGATTGGTAATGCCTTACTACCGATCTTGGCAGAAATTTTGCCGATTGTGCGGGAACTCGTTACACAGTTCGGACAGAAACTGGTGACAGCGGTACAAGGCGTGAACTGGCAGGAACTAATTGCCACAATCGTCAATCTAGCTACTGCCTTCGTCGAGAACATTGAAGTAATTGTTCGTGTCACGGTAGCCATATTTGCTTTGAACACCATTATCAAAACTGCGACTGTGCTTATGAATTTAGCTGCGGTCGCGGGCAAACTTTATGCGTTTGCTATGGGTCAGCTCGCAGCAGGAGCGTCAATAGCTACTGTCGCGACTACATTACTGGGTAATGCGCTAAGGCTCATTCCGTTCGTTGCTATTATCAGCGCGATCGGACTTGTCGTAAACGGCGTAATGAACTTAGGCAACGAAGCAAGTAAAAGCACTACTCTCGTTGTGGGTCTAGACGGAGCCATCAAAAACGCTGGCAACAGCGCAGAGAGGTCTGTTGGTCAATTCGAGGCAACCGCCAACGGCATCAAACGTATCAACGATGAAATTATCAAGTCTACATTTACCGCTGCCCAAACTAGCGCTGCTTATGACAGAGCAGAAACCAGAAGATTTGAAAATATGGCTGCTGCCAGCAGGGCTGCTGCTAGTCGTATGGGGCGTCCGATTATTCCTGGTATGCCTGATCTGTCATCGCTATTATCTGGTACTGGTGCGTCACAAGCTGCTGCTGAAGCTGAACGTGTTGCCCGCGAAGCTGCTATTGAAGCCGAACGAGTCGCTCGCGAAGCTGCTGACGCTCTAGCTGAAATTGAAAGACAAGCACAGGCGGAGAGAGATCGAGCTGCTGCTGCCGAACAAGCAAGATTAGATGAACGACTAAGGGGCTACAAGTCTTTTGCTGATTCGGTCAAGAGTTTATTTGGCTCAATCAAAGAGTCAATTCTATCTAGTTTCGATTTACCAAAACTAGGTAATTCCGTAAACTCGATCACGCGCAATATAGCCAAGCTACTAGAGAGAACTAAGAACTTCGCTAACAACATCACCCAGCTATCGGGACTCGGACTAAACTCCGCGCTACTTCAGCAAGTTATCCAAGCAGGACCAATGGCGGGTAGCCAGTTAGCACAAGCGATCGTCGGTGGCGGTAGCGCCTTTGTCGGTCAGCTAAACCAAGCGTACGGAGAGTTCGGTAATCTTGCTTCTGGTATCGCTGGTGTCGGAACACGATCAGCATTCGCAAATCAAGAAGTCGTGAACAACTATTATCAGATCGAGGTAAGTGGCGGAGTCGGATCTGGACCAACCATCGGTAAAGCTATTGTAGACGCGATTAAGTCTTACGAGCGCACTTCTGGTGCTGTCTGGCAGGGTGCCTAATGCCAGCGCCTTTGGTCAAGGTGGAACTCGGAGTAAACCTCGGCGACGCAGATCCCAATACGTTTAGGCTAAACGACGCTGTAAAGGGCAGGTTGAACAACACTCTATACACTCTCGGTGGTGACAGGCTCATCGACATAACTGACCGACTTCTATCAGCTTCCACTTCAAGAGGCAAGAACCAAGCTCTAGACCGCATCGACGCTGGACAACTGAACGTCATTGTTGATAACTTTGACCGCTTGTTTGACCCGCTTTATGAGAATGGTCCTTACTTCGGTCAGTTGATTCCCGGAAAAGAAATTAGAATTAGTTGTAACGACTTCCCTGTTATTTATGGATTCGTAGATGACCTTGACATCGGGTATGAACCCGGAAATAGATCGGTCGTTAGTTTTCAAGCCTCAGATGCTTTGAGTAATCTAACTATAAATAATTTGCCTGAAGTCAGTCCCGATGTCGAACTGTCAGGTGCGAGGGTCACACGAATACTAGATTTGCCTCAAATTGCTTGGCCAGCAGATAAGAGAGTAATCGACGCAGGTAATTCTTTTCTGTCGGATACGGACATTACGGAAGGGACTCAGGCTGTCGCTTACCTTCAGTTGATAGCTACAAGTGAAGCGGGTGAAGTATACGTTTCTAAAGACGGCAAATTCGTATTCAGAGCTCGTAACTCACCCCCTGGAGTTATCGACTTGATTTTTACTGACGAGGCTTCAATAGAAGGTTTTACAACAGTTCCTTTTGCCGATCTAGAGGTCGTTTATGGATCGGAGCAACTTTACAACCGCGTTGTTCTAAGTAATGACTTCCCTTTATTTCCCGATGAGGCAACTGCTGACGATCCAGAGTCACAACTTACTTATGGTGCGCGATCCTACACAATAAATGGCTTGCTAAACAACGAAGCCGAGGATCTTCAGTTCTTAGCTGATTTCTTATTAGCAAGGTTCAAAGAGCCACAGTATCGTTTCGAGAGCCTATCGGTAGTCCTCGATGTGCTTAGTGAGGCACAACAAAACGCAGTACTAGATCTTGAAATTGGCGACATTGTTCAAGTAAAGTTCACACCCTCGAATATTCCACCTGCCATAGAGCAGTATTGCCGAGTCATCGGCGTTAGCCACGATTGGCAAAACAACAGTAAGCGCGTCAATCTATCCTTAGAGCGATTGGACTTTAGCCTATTTATTCTCGACGATGCTATATTGGGTGTTCTAGACGAGGACCGCCTCAGCTTCTAGTGCTAAACTACATTACAAAGAACTTAGGAAAATAATGTCAAGAAAAGTATTCGCTCCCGACGACATACTCGAAGCTGCTGATGTCAATAATCTAATAATGACCCCGTCTGGCGTGATAGCAGCGTTCGCAGGAGCAACAGCTCCGACTGGCTACTTGCTTTGTGACGGATCTTCGGTTTCGACAACGACTTACAGCCAACTTTTCGCGATTCTCGGCTACACCTACGGTGGATCTGGTGGGAGCTTCAATGTCCCTAACCTGAAGGGTCGCATTCCTGTCGGTAGAGATACCACGATAAGTGACTTTGACACCGTAGGTGAAACTGGTGGAGCGCGGACAGTTACACTAACCACCGCCGAAATACCTTCTCATACTCACGCCAATACTGCGACAGTTTCCATTACTGGTGGTGCTCACACGCATCAACTTACGCTTATGAATACCGCTGGTGTTTCTGGTGCTGGCGACAATCCAGCTAGAGGTGTCGAAGGTTCAGGATCAGACTCTGGCTTCAGATCGGGAACTGAAGCAGCCAGCTCAACCTATAACTCAAGTATGGGGACACACACTCACACGGGTACTGTCACAATGTCAAACGCTGCTGCTGGTGGCGGTGGCGCGCACAACAACCTTCAGCCTTACCTAGTAATAAATTACATAATCAAAACATAAGAAGCAAAATCATACCAACAGGAACGATCAAGAAATAATGTCGAGAAAAGTATTTACCGCAGGGCAAGTTCTAGCAGCAGCCGATGTGAACAACTTCCTAATGGACCAGACTGTGATGAGCTTCGCTGGCACAGCAGCTAGAGGTTCAGCTATCGGTACAGCCATAGAGGGTATGGTTAGTTACCTAGAGGACTCTAATTTACTGACGGCATATAACGGAAGTGCTTGGGTCACTGTTGCCAACGCTGGAACTGCCTCTTACAATTTAGTTCAAACCCTGTACTTTACTTCGTCTGGAACATTTACTAAAGCCACTTATCCTTGGTTGAGGGCTATTCGGGTCAAGCTACAAGCTGGCGGTGGCGGAGGTGGTGGAATAAATCTGACTCCGACAGACGCGATCGCGGCATCAAATGGTGGTGGCGGTGGCACTTATGGTGAAAAGTTCTTTACAGACATAGCCTCTTTGGCAAGCTCTGTGACTGTAACTGTCGGGGCTGGTGGGGCTGGTGGCAATGGTGCCACTCAAAGCTCTGGCGCGACTGGTGGTACTACTTCTTTCCACAATATGTCAGTAACTGGTGGGGCTGGCGCATTTCACGGATTCCCTCGAAGCTCTGCTTTCTCTGAACCATATGGAAGTTTAGGTGGAAACGGCGGAGTCAATATGGACGTCTTATTTCCGGGTAAAAATAGTGGTATAGGAATGGCTATCAACTACGGCAGAGCAACCTTTCAAGGATCTGGCGCGGGTGGCAATGGTGGCGATTCTTACCTAGGTCGTGGGGGAAGACCTGGAAACCCTGCTGCTGGTGGAGTAGATACAGGTCTTCTAGGTGGCGGTGGCGGTGGTCGCAACCAAGGAAACGATGGTGGAACTGGTTCTCAAAACGGAGCTGCTGGTGGGGCTGGAATAGTTATATTGGAGCTGTACGCGTGATAGAAACTCAAGGATCTGAAAATCTTAAAACTTTTGCGCACGTTTCTGGGGGCAAAGTGGTCAATGTTTCACTTTGGCTAAATGACCCAGAAGATGAAACACTTATTGAAATACCAAAGGAGTCGGCAGCAGGTATTGATTGGGATTACATTGACGGCGAATTTGTAGACAACAGACCAAAGACGGAATTACTAGAAAACTAATGGCTGACGAAACCACATCGGTCCGCATTACGCAAGCTGACATTTACAAAAAACAACTGGAACACGGCGAGATCTTAGTCAAGGTATTACAGAAGCTAGATCACCTAGACGATGTACCTGATAGAATTAGAGAAGTCGAATTGACGCTGGCGCGATTGGCTTGGATCGAGCGCATAGCCTATACGGGTCTTACGGCTTCATTCGTTTCAATTATCGGTTTACTATTTAGCACATTGGGGAAATAATGGCAAAGGC